AAAGCGACGGTGGGAAAGTCCTCGCGGCGCAGAGCTGGCTGAATGAGTATGGCGGGGAGCATGGGGATAAAGCGCGATGGCGCAGGGAGCGGCTGGGCCTACCCCCCGTTCCCGAGCCGGATCATGATGGCGTAAGCGCAGAGATACTCGCTGCATATGCCGTTATTTCAAGAGGGCGGAGATATGCGGGAATGAATGCCGTTCCTTTGCCTCTGGGAGTACATGACATTGACTCCTATCTTCATTCAAGGCCAATTCTCATCGACAGGCAAGAATTTGAAGCCTGCATTTTTGCGCTAGATGACGCTTACCGCAATGACTGGGCTGAAAGCCAGAAAACGAAGACATGAGACACTTAATTCTTGCGTTAATTTGCGGAAACATACTGTTAGTATTGCTCCCATAAAAATTATGATGGGAAAAATATGAAATATTTACTTCTTTTGGTTGCAGTGCTGGCGCTGGTCTTCTTTGGTTATGGATTTTATGCCTCCTCCACTCCAGAGGGTAAAGAAAAGATACGCGAAAGAGACGCTATAAAGCTTTGCTGGAAAGACCATAAAGAAAAAGATTTCGACGCAAGCGTTAAGCAATTTATCAGGCAGGCGTGCCAGAAAATGGAAAGTGACTACAGAAATAAATATCACTCAAGTCCATAAACAAAGCTCAACACAAGAACCTCGCTACGGCGGGGTTTTTTATTGCCCGGAGAAAGGTAATGGCTGAACAAACATCTCGCCTTGCTATCGTGTTAGATAGCACTGGTGCGCAGCGCAACGCTGAGGGCCTATCCGGCGCGCTAAACAGAATGAGCCAGTCCGGGCAAAAGGCAGCGGACGGGGCAAGCAAAGTAGAGAAGGCCACTGAAGACGAAGCAAAGGCTCTGTCAAACCTACTTGATAAGATTGACCCAGTAAACGCAGCGCTTAACCGTCTGGATGAGCAACAGCGACAGCTGGCTAAGTTTCAGTCAAAAGGCTTCATTGATACCGACACATTTGATACGTACTCGAAGCGGCTGGAGGAAACCAGAAACAAACTGACAGGATTTAATGATGGAATGGAGAAGGGGACCGTTTCAGCGGGCCAGTACAAAAACGCCATTCGCCAATTACCTGCTCAGTTCACCGACATCTTCACCTCTCTGGCTGGAGGTATGCCGCTTTGGTTGGTATTCACACAGCAAGGCGGGCAAATAGCTGATTCCTTCGGCGGGTTCGGATCTCTGCTTGAAATCATCAAGACTGAACTTCTGGGCATGAAGTCAGCAACTGATGAATCCTCTGAATCTTTGAGTGAAAATGCTAACGGCCTGTCAGAGAACGTCGAAAACGGTAAGAAGCTCCTTGGGATTCTGACCCCAGCAAGGCTCGCTATGGGCGCCACTGCTGCATCCTTAGCTGTACTTGGGCTTGCCTATTATAAAGGCTCTCAGGAGCAGGATGAGTTTGCTAAATCTCTGGCATTGACAGGGAATATAGCGGGTAAAACTACCGGTCAGCTTGCTGATATGGCGCGACAGGTATCTGCATCTTCAGGCTCAACGATTTCAGATGCTGCAAACGTAGTAAACCAACTGGTTGCGGCAGGCAAAGTATCGGTATCGTCTATACAGTCTTCAGCAGAGGCAATACTCAACCTCAACGATGCTACCGGCATAGCAACAGAGCAACTGGTGAGTGATTTTAATTCGCTCGCACAGGATCCACTGACAGCAATTAGCAAGCTAAATGACCAGTATCACTTCCTGACCCTTTCGACATATGAGCAGATTAAAGCCCTACAACAAGAAGGCAATCAGCAGGAAGCGGCTCGCGTAGCATCTGATGCGTATGCTAACTCGTTAAATCAGAAGTCTGGTGACATTCAGGAAAGCTTGGGGGTTCTTGAGAAGTCATGGAAGTCACTCACTGATGCTGCCAAGGGCGCATGGGATGCGATGCTGGACGTTGGCAGGGAGTCATCGCCTGAATCTAAATTGCAGGAGCTGAACGACTCAATCGCAGATGCGCAGCGCAGACAGGCAGAGGGTGGCGTAGTAAATCGATTTGTTGCGAACGCCAGCGGTTACAACCTTCCAGAGATGATAAAGGCTAGGGATGAGCTTCAGTCACAAATCGAGACTCAAGGTGTCCTCACCTCTGCGATTAGCACCTATCAGATTGCCCAAGACAAAGCGATAAAGACGCAGCAGGAGGCCGATAAATCCGGCCTGCAGTATATGACCAACGCTGATCGCCGAGCCAAAGCAATTAAGAAAGAGCAGCAATTCATGCAGGCTGGCGCGATTACAGCTGATGAATATGCGAAGCGCGTTGAAAGAATCAATGACCTGTACAAAGACCCTAAGCAGCCGAAGGAGCGTAAGCAGGCAGCTTATACAGAGGATTCAGCAACAAGGCTGCTTGACCAGATCAATCAGCAAACAGCTTCATTAAGCTCGCAATTAGTCACGACTGACAAGCTATCTTCTGTCACTCAGCAACGTATTAAGTTTGAACAGCAGATTGCAGACATCAAGACTAAGTCACAGCTAACCGCAGACCAAAAATCATTGCTTGCACGTTCAGATGAGATTGTTCAGGCATATAAGGCGCAGGAGGCAATCCAGTCGCAGGTGACTACGCTGGACGACTACCGCAAGATGCAGGAGCAGGTTAAGCAGAAGGATGTGCAGACAAATGACTTGTTGATTGAGCGCCTTAAGTTACTTGATAAGGCCAAAGCAGCAGGGGCGACCGATACAGACGCCACACGATCAGATGTATTGCGTAGCAATCAGAATACGCTGCCTTCCAGCGTGACTAGTGTGACAGGGGGGCTAACACCCAAGAATGGCGAATTATCTGGGACTTGGGATGGAATGGCAATTCAGTCTCAGCAGCTGCAGCAGGCACAGCAGGCTTTAGAACAATGGCAGCAGCAGCAGCTAGCGAGTTACCAGCAGTATTATCAGAACCGTTCCGACCTGACAGGAGAATATGAGCAGCAAATTGCCGCAGTGAGGCAAAAGTATGCTCAGCAGTCTCAGGCAATCAGTGTCCAGCAAAACCTCATCCAAACCACTGCCACACAGTCGATCATGGATAGCATGGTTTCAATAACCAAAGATGGTTTCGGTGAGCAGTCAGCGATTTACAAGGCGGCTTTCATTGCGAATAAAGCTTATGCCATCGCTCAGGCCACCCTCTCGATTAACCAGGGTATAGCAATGGCGGCAGCAAACCCCTTCCCGTACAACCTTGTGGCAATGGCGTCAGTTGCCGCAGCTACAGCCAGCATAGTATCGAACCTGGCATCAGTAAGCTCAGTCGGGTTCGAGAAAGGCGGCTATACGGGAAGTATGGGGACGAAAGATATCGCCGGGGTAGTGCACGGTCAGGAATATGTTTTTGATGCAGCAGCAACAAGGAAAATTGGTGTTTCCAACCTAGAGTCCATTCGCAAGAACGGTTTGGATGCCACGCTCTCTCGATCAGGGATGGGGACGGGAAATGACAATGTTACTGGAAGCGCGAATCAGAATAACGTCACCATTCAGGCGGCGCCAATCACTATAAACGGTAACCCGGACGATCGGACAGTAATGCTGATTCAGCAATCACAGCAGAAGGCGATTGAGCTGAGTTACAAGAGAGTTGCGAGTGATCTGACAACGGGAAAAGGCATGGTTTCTAAAGGTCTTAATACGGGATGGACAACCAAGAGGAGGGCAGGTTAATGGCAGAGCTAAGTTATCCGCATGATTACCTGCCACTTCCACTGCAAGATGGATATGGTTTCCAGCCTGTCAGCCCGTTACTGCGCACTCAATTAACTTCAGGTCGGGCCCGCCAGCGTCGCTTATATAAATCTACGCCTACGCAAGCAAGCGTGACGTGGATGTTTGAGAATGACGGGCAGTCTCAGTTATTTGAGGCGTGGTACAGCGATGTGATTGATGATGGTGCTGCATGGTTTCTGATGCGACTACAGACCCCGAAAGGCTTAGAGGATTATAAATGCCGGTTCGTTGATATTTATGAAGGGCCGACGCTTGTACCGCCAATTTACTGGCAATTCACCGCAACCCTTGAGCTGTGGGAGCGCCCGATACTTCCCCCTGGCTGGGGTGAATTCCCTGACCTGGTGGCGAATCAGAGCATCATTGACCTCGCAATGAACAGGGAGTGGCCCGAAGCATGACTGTTCTTAACAGGCTTTACGCCTCATCAGGTTCTGAGGTGATTATTGAAACCCTGCAAATCATTATCGGATCTACGACTTACTGGCTGACAAAGGGATATCAGGACATCACGGCAACCCTTGAGGATGGAACGACGCAGGTGTTTAAAGCCTGCGCAATGGATATCGCGTTGCCAGCCAGAAACGCAGATGGTACGCAGGATTTGCAGTTTGCGATCAGCAACATTACTGGGGTTGTTTCCAGCACAATCAGGAAAGCCTTGCAGGATTTGAATGAGGCGTCACTGACATATCGCAGCTATGTTTCTACCGATATGTCTGCGCCATCCGAGGTGCCTTTCTCTCTCACTATCAAGTCAGGTTACTGGACCTCAACTGAGGTGCAGATAACCGCAGGCTACATGAACGTGCTGGATACAGCATGGCCTCGCAACCGCTTCACGCTTCCAAACTATCCCGGTCTTCGCTACCTCGCTTAAGGAATATCATGCTCGATATAGACAAATACCGGTCTGTCACCTGGCAGATGGGCGGTCGCGCATTCCCGGTTCTCGACTGCTACGGAATTGTGCATGAGGTGCGTAAGGATCTTGGCCTGCCAGAGTGGCCTGCTTTTGAGGGCATCATCAAGGAAGGCGATGAGATGGATAAGGCTGCGAAAAACTTCTCGCGAAATGTAAAGGCTTGCATGCCGGGACCGGGAGTTGTGGCCGCATGCTACAAGGCTGGCATGATCACCCATGTAGCAGTCATCGTTGATATAGACGGGCAGTTACATGCGATCGAAAGCAATCCTAAAACGAACGTCACCATCCTGCCTCTTCGCCGGTTTGAGCGGAAATTTGTAAAAGTGGAGTATTACCAGTGACAATCCGCATTTACCCGTCCCGCATGCCGGGAGAGCCATTAGAAACACATAAGCATAGCGATACGACGATTCACCGATGGTTGCTGGAAAAGGTGGATGGTTATGAGAATGGTATGGCGCACCCGATTGCCATTGAAGTCGCTGGCAAGCCTGTGCTGCCTGAAGACTGGATTTCCACGAATATAAATTCTCACTCCGATGTCAGGATATATCCGGTTCCGGGTGTTTACATAGTCGCTGTGGTTGCAGCAATTTACTCCATCTACGTGATGAGCACGCTCGATACGAGCGGAACAAAGCAACAGGCAACGGGTAATGCCTTAAACCTTGACCAGGCAAAAGCAAACTCGGTTAGCCTTGGCGATCCAATCAGGGAAATATTCGGCAGATACCGCGTATACCCTGATTACGTGGTGCAGCCTGTATCGAGATTTGACTCAAGCGATCCTGAAGCCTTTTATACCAGCATGTTGCTGTGCGTCGGGATTGGAAATCACAGCATTCCTCAGTCTGGCATCCGCATCGGTTTAACTCCGGTGGCAAGCTTCGGCAGCGATGTGAGTTACTCCATCTACGCTCCGGGCGCGAGTGTAGCGAATGATGCGCGATCACAAATATGGTTCGAGTCATCAGAGGTGGGCGGCACGAACAGTGGATCAGGGCTTGATACCAACTCAACAGCCCCTGACAGCATCTATGTAAACTCTGATGCGATACTTTTCGATGGCAACACCATCACCCTCATTGGCGTAAATAACAACAATGACGACGACGATGATGATTCTGATGACCTGACTGTACCCAGTTCATGGGCCGAAGGAACAGTTATCACCGTGGTTGCACCAGACAGCTATGTCATCAGCACAGCAGACGGCTATAGCGTTATTTATGGTGACTTTACTGAGCTGGCCCCGGTTGTTGGTATGCCGGTTACGATGACGCTTAATGACAACAGCTATAACCTGTTTGTCGCGTCCTATACAGAAGAGGTTGAGCCGGTTCCGGGCGTAGGAGGCAGCGCCGCGAGCATTACAGCAAGCGCAGCGCCGACAACCTATGATTTCACCGCAAGCAGCTATTCGTTCACTATTACCTGGCAGGGATTCACCTACACGGTCAGTCTGGTGACGAACTACGTGACCATGAGCGGGCTGGTTGATGCAATCACAGACGCGCTTACAGGGTCAGGGCTGGTCGCTATAGACTCATCAGGGAAAGTTGTTATTCAGGAAAAAAGCAGCCCATACACTGGCGGAACGATTGTTAACTCAACTCTGCCGGCCGCTGTGTTTGGCGACAGTCCCGTGAACGCGCCAGGAACAATGTCCAGTGGCGGCGCAGCAGGTGTTCAGGCTCATATAACGCTGGCCTACACCTCAGCCACAGGGAAGGCATTCAGCGGAATTCCAATCGGCACTGAGCGCCTTTCCGTGATGTATGGGGCTGGGCAATTCATTATTACCGCACTCGACGACACCTCAATAACCGTAAACCGCCTGCTGGATAATACTGATGGCAGTACAGAGGTCGATACATCATGGCCGGGCTTCAACAGCCGCACGGTGCTGGATGCTTCTGTTTCAGGTGATAACGATGCAGTGAACTGGCTAGGTCCTTTCATGGCTTGCCCTGATGGTGAAACCACGACGACTATTGAGAATAATTTCGCATTTCCTAACGGGCATATTCAGTACAAAAACAATGGCGACTCTCAGTCGCACAACGTTCACGTACTGGTGCAGTATCGAAACGCTGCATCAGGTGGCGACTGGTCTCAGGTTTCATACGACTTCAAAGGGCGCACTGCTAACGGGCATGGTTACACCAAGCGGATTAGCGGTCTTCCGGCAGCTCAATATGAAGTAAGGATGAGAAGGACCACCAAGATTGGTGGCTCTAAAACGGTCAACAACCTCTACTGGCAAGCCATGCGCTCATTGCTCAGTAAGCGACCTGAAAGTTACAGCGACATAACAACTATCGCTCTGACTATACGGACTGGAAACCGCCTGGCAGCGCAGTCAGATCGCCGTGTAAACCTTGAGGCCACGCGGCTTTACGATGGAGGCACATCCCGATCTATCAGTGGCGCGCTCATCCACGTAATGGAAAGTATCGGGCTTACGGCCATCGATACTGACACCATTAACGCTCTGGAAACTGCTTACTGGACACCGCGCGGTGAAACATTCGATTTTGCTGCAAACAAAGACAGCACTTCAGCACTGGATATTCTGCAGACCATAACTAATGCGGGAATGAGCTATTTTCTGCTATCGGATGGGCTTGCCTCAGTTGGCAGGGAAGGCGTTAAAGCGTGGACAGGTGTAATCAGTCCGCAGGAAACAACAGAGGCGCTCCAGACTGCCTTCTCAGTGCCCTCGCAGGACGATTATGATGGCGTTGATGTTACCTACATAAACGGAACAACATGGGCAGAGGAAACGGTGCAGTGTCGAACCTCAGATAACCCAACACCAAGGAAAGTTGAAGCTTATACCCTTGATGGCGTTATCAACGTTGACCGGGCATACCGGATAGGAATGCGGCGGCTCATGAAGCATCTTCAGCAGCGGCTGACCCACACGACAACGACTGAACTGGATGCGCTTTGCTATAACTTCGGCGACCGCCTTGTGCTGACGGATGATATCCCCGGAAACAATACAATCAGCTGCTTAGTTACTGACGCAAATCTCACTGGCTCAACACTGACGCTGGAAGTGAGCGAACCTCTCGACTGGAGTTACAGCAATCCTCGCTGCTTACTTCGGTTACAGGATGGGTCGGCCACGCCACTGATGACGCCAGCCAGAGTGGATGATTACACACTGACCATACCGCTAACCAGTTCATTAAATTACGACGACTGGTTGATGGATGATCCCGCGGTTGAGCCGCCTCGACTTATCTTCTGCTCATCAGAGCAGGTAGGTTATGACGCGATCGTTACCGAAATATCACCATCATCAGACGGAACGTGCCAGGTCACCGCATCTGAGTATCGCGCCACCTTCTACGACTATGACGACGCCACTTACCCCGGCGATGTAGCCTGAATTCACACCCGCTTCGGCGGGTTTTCTTTTTTATGAGGCCCGTATGACCACATACAAGACCGGCAACCCGCTGGGGTCTGCTGCTGCCAAGGATTTGTTCGATAATGCACAGAACCTTGATTTCGCACTGAACGATATTTCTAAAGCCATCTGGCAAGACCGTCTGGGCCGAAACAGAAAAACATGGTATGGCATCCAGAGAGATGCGCAGGAAGCTATTTCCTCCTTTGGGTATATCACCCTCGACAGTTTCGAGGATGGCGCAACGTTAACCCTCCCAAATCAGGTGCTGAGATGGCAGGAGAATGGAGAATATTATCGCTGGGATGGGGAATATCCGGTTGGCGGTAAGGTTGTAGTTGAGGGATCAGCGCCTGACTCATCAGGAGGGATTGGCCTTGGCGCGTGGCTTTCGGTAGGTGATGCAACATTGCGGGGAAATCTTCTGAGCGAAGGAGATGCTCTGGGTGATGCCATCATAGCGGTTAAGCAGCCGTTTGATGGCGCGTTAAAGCGTACACAGCACGATAAAAATGCTGAATTCGTATCGATGTTTGACTTTGGTGGTATTGAAGGGGATGGGGTTACTAACGACTCTGCAGGGCTGGCAATTATTGAGGCTTTGTCTGACGCCCCAGTAATCTTTGGGCTTGGGAACACCTTTCTTGTGGATGCAGTGCCATCCTCAAAAAGGTATGCAGATGGATGGTGGCTTGTTGATGGTGATCTTATTCCATTTGATTACACCTCTGTATTTCAGGCTAACCGAAAGATAATCGCGATTGGTCCAAATGCAGGTATGTCAGTTAATGGGGCAAGGAACTGCATTGCAATCGGTGAAGATGCAATGAGATCAAATGTATTTGGTCGTCATAATATTGCTATAGGTATAAGTGCATTGCATTACCTGAATGGCCTTTCTGCTTCATCACTTGAAGGCAGCAGGAATATTGCAATTGGCGGCAATGCAGGGCGATTTATATCTACTGGTAATCGGAATATTATTTTTGGACGTGATGCTGCGCACAACCTGACTACTGGTGTAATGAATCTGGTAAGTGGTAATGGCGCAATGATGGGCGACGGCCCTAACACTCTTGACCCGGGTGTCATTGAAAACCAAACACCGCTAACCGGATCGAGAAATATAATTCTCGGCACAGAGGCGGGTAAATATTTTAATGAAGGCGATGCGGTAATTATTGGCCACCAGGCTGGTGAGTATACGAAATTAGCTACTGGTATAGTGGCGATTGGATCAAGCGCATTCCTGAATTTCCAATCAGACTTAAGCTACTGGGGAACAACCCAACTCATTGTAGATGTTAATTGTACATACGTTCAGAGTGGCACCAAGACAATTACAATCACCGCAACAGCTCATGGGCTATCAACTGGCTATCGAGTCTGGCTGCGATTTAATACAGGTGCACATGCTGATACAACCTATCAGGATGATAACTGGTTCTTAATAACCGTTACAGACGCAAACACATTTACCATTCAGTCACCTGTAGTTGCTTCAGCATCAGGTAATGCAGAATACACACGAGTGGCAACTACTACAGCCTATTCATCTGCAACCGGTGAAACTGTAGGTATCGGGCGTGAAGTGGGCAATGGTGTATCTAACTATCGATCTGTTGGGGTAGGTGACAGGGTTGGCCCCAAGGGTTTAGGCGTAGAAAATACCGGGATTGGTTATCGCGCTTTCTTCAGTAATACGCCAGGAGCAGGAAACACCGCAATTGGCGCATACAATCAACAATTTGTGACTGGTGCAGGAAATACCAGCCTTGGTGTGCTTGCACTCAACCTTCTCACTACTGGCGGCAGCAATATGGCTGTCGGCGGGCATGCATTACAGTCAGCCACAACAGGCTCTAATAATGCCGCAGCCGGAACCAATGCCTTAAGGGGGCTTACCACTGCCAGTTATAACACCGCTCTTGGCACAGATTCCCTACGCTACACTCAAGCAGGCGCCGCGCATAACTTCACTAACTGCACGGGGATCGGTTATCAGGCGTATGTGTCTGGTGACAATCAAATTCAGCTAGGCAATAGCCTAACGACAACCTATGTCTATGGAACTGTTCAAAACCGTTCAGACGCCCGTGATAAAACAGATGTTGAAAACACAGCGTTAGGTATTGAATTCATCAATGGGCTACGGCCCGTCTCAGGTCGCTGGAATCTTCGTGATGACTATTACACATTTACCGAGGTAGACACTGGCGAGAAAGATGAAAACGGGCACGCCATTACGCGAACAGAAGTAACATTTGATGAGGAAGGGTATAAGGCAGAAAGCAAGAAGCGAAACCGCCTACATCAATGGTTTATTTCACAGGAGGTGCTTGCGCTGCTTGAGAAGATGGGCCTGAATCCTGATGATTACGGCCTTCTTCAGCATGGTTCAGTAAATGCGGGCGAGGATGTCTATACGCTGGGTTACGATGAATTTATTCCGCCAGTAGTAAAGGCTATTCAGGATTGCTGGACTCGAATGGATGAAATAGAAAGTCGCGTAGCAGCTTTGGAATCAAAATAAAGATGCCCGCTTCGGCGGGCACTACTTATATTCTGACGGAGCTCTTCTGTCCCAGTTAACGCCGGTTCTTACAACTTTTGCTGGAGAACCAGCTATGAGGATATTTTCATTATCAAAAGACTTAGTAACCAATGAGCCCGCAGCAATAATACTGTCTGACTTTATTTCGGTGTTTTTTAGAAAAAGCACATTGATTCCACACCAGACATGATCGCCGACCTTTATCGTGCCACCTTTATTGATGCATTCTTTTGTGGCAACATCGAAAATGGTGTGGCAATCCGTTGGGTACATATTTATACCCTTGGAGAACATGCAGTTGTTTCCTATTTCTACCCGAGTTCCTCTTTCTTCTGCTCTAATTTCTAACCCCCAACAAGAGAAACCATTTCCTATTTTTACTACAGACTCAAGAGCGTAAATAACCAGACCTCTGAAAACAGATTTTTTCCCCAGTCTAATGACATTATTTTCAGAAGCTACGATGACGGAATTGCTAAACCTACTCCCTTCAAAGAAGACTACCTTGTTATTACTGCCTTTGAAGTTAACTCTGCAGCCGGGAATTCCATCAACCTGCTTCTCGCCTCCATCAAGGCAAACCATTGTAATGGTGTTGTTAAACATAAAAATTTGCAGTCCTAAGGAAAATCCTACGTTAAGATCTTGGAAAGAATAATACAAGCTGCGACATAACTTTCAAACCCTTAAAAAGGGGGAAGGAAAGATTACTCTCCGAAATTATTTTACCTTCTGCATCAACATGTTCATTACTATGTTCGCCGTCTCGCTTGATCGAATTCATTGATCGATATTACTGTATATACATACAGTTTTTATCAGTGGAGGATATCATGGCTCGAAGAAGCGACGTAGGCACAGCATTCAGGCAGGCAATAGAGTTAGACGGGTTGGGGCGGCAGACGCTTACTACCGGCGCATTCCAGAGGAAACTTGATGAGGTTAATCAGGTCTGGACGCTGCAGGAGTGCAATCGCTGGATTAAATATTATCAGCCCGACTTCATGGAGCTGATTACGGACAATCCGCATAACCGCACCTGGTCTCTACGCAACATGGGCTTTGTGAGGTAGGTATGGGATTCGTATCACCTGCACAGGACTACATGGAGTCGCGGCTCGACCTGAACCAGCTGTTAGTAATTCACCCGACAGCTACGTTGCTGATTGAAAGCGATGACGGGTTTGTGCTCGTTGACCGGGCGCTACCGGTAAAAATAGGTGACAAGGTCGCGTATAACTTTTTGGGTGAAGCGGCGATCGGAAGATTTATGTATCAGGCCATCATCACGGAAGAGGGTGAGGCAATAGAAGGTGAGTCGCTGGAAGACGTCACGATTGTGGGCAAGGTGACATATGAGGTGCTGAGGATGCATGATGATGTGAGGCCAGTGATTTGAATCGTCCCGAAATTTTCCCGAACCCGATCCGAATAAGTTGGTAAGTGTTTGATCTGCAAAGTGTGCAATGGTAAGCATTACAACCAATAAAAGAGGTGCTTTTGTTATGTAACTATATGATGCATAACAGAAAAACCTCTTTACACCGCAAACAGGAATCGTATTCGGTCTTTTTTT